AGTAACGGGGTCATCAGGAGGACAAAGAGTCAAAATCCAAACTGGTTACCAGGACTACGAAAATGCCTGGGCCGCTGGTGAAGGATCAAGAAAAGCGACAGAGCAATTCTTTGAAAATGCAGAACGCAACGAGGCTTTCTTTAATTCAATAGAACCAGCCTTGCGAGAAAAAGCCCGAGCGAACCTGGCCCGTGATACAGCACGAGCTAAAAAAACAGGAGACGCAGTAAGGCCAGACGTTATGGAAAGAAATAGAATTCTAGCCGAAGAAGGCTACGCTGGATTAAAACGAGCCCTCAAGTCTGGAGCCTTATTACCAGCGGCTATTTTGGCTGTTTTGAGTCCGGCTTTGCTTTCTTCTTCAGACGATGATCGATCGAAGGAAACCTAACAACACCAACCGCTCTTTTGAAGAATTCTCGCTCTTCTGCGGGCGTAGGGTTACCTACTTTCTCAATCCAACCGCTGGGGTGTTTTATATATCGGTAAGCCATTAAATCTCTCCTTTTTAGTCTCTAATGTGGCAAGTAGGAATAAATCACGAGCGAATAGTAACACACATATCGGTATAGCGCACCGTAACGCGTGGGCGAACTCGCTGCCCTTCAAAGCGAGGTAAAAATTCGTGGAGACGTACTCAAATGACTGATGCAGCTAATGCTGAGGGCGATCTATCGCCTGCGGAAATCGAGAATGCCGTTGAAGATTCTGACCAGCCCGAAGAGGGCGTAACCTCTGACACCTCTAACGATACAGAAGAGGCGCAGGAGCCATCCAGCGAAGAGAACGCTGACAACCAAGCTGAGGAGAAGCAGAAAACACGCAACTCCGTTCAGCAGCGGATTTCTCAACTCGCACGACAGAAAAACGAAGCTAATACCAGAGTTCAAGAGCTGGAACAGCAGAACAGATACTTGTCTAAACAAATAAATCAGGTTCAACAACCGCTGGATCAATTTCCAGAATTGCAGGACTACGATTTTGATCAGAGCAAATATCAGCAAGCTGTCATCCAGTACAACGCGCAGCTCAACGCCCAGACCGTTCAACAGGCTCTGGGCCAGCAGCAACAAGCGCAATTGAATCACCTCAATGCTCAAAAACAAGTGATCAGTGAGGAATCGTTCAAAGAAAAGTCTAAAGATTTTTCCTTAGATTTTCCCGATTACGAATCCAAGATTACTTCGCCCACATTCCAACAATCGGATTTTGTGGCGAGAGCGATAGTTAACGATTTTGATAACGGCCCTGCTGTGGCGTACTGGCTTGCCAGCAATCCTCCACAGGCTGCCCGTGTAAATCAAATGGAAGAACTAGAGGCGATGAAGGCTCTTACCGTTGTTTCAACCGCTCTAAGTATAGCCAAGCGACCTGTCAAAACTACTAACGCTCCCGCGCCCAGTAAACCTGTGGCTCCAAAAGGAAAGGTCTCAAAAGACCTGGACAAAATGACACCGGAGGAATACGGACGGGCCAGGGGGTATTTGAAATAGGTAATTTCCAATGGCTAATTCACTGCTCACTCCGAGCATCATCACGAAAGAAGCCCTCAACATACTACATCAGAAAAGTAACTTCATAACCACGATAAATACGCAGTACGATGATCAGTATGCCAAGAGTGGCGCAAAGGTCGGTAACGACCTAAAAATACGCCTCCCTAACGAATTTACAGTTAGGACAGGTGCAACCCTCAGCAGTCAGGACGTCACAGAAAATAGTGTAACCTTGTCTGTCGCAACCCAAAAAGGTGTTGACTTCACGTTCTCAAGCGAGGAGCTGACCCTGCACATCGATCAGTTCAAGGAACGTTATCTTGAACCTGCGATGAGTGTGCTGGCTGCCAATATCGAAAGCGATGCGTATTCGATGTCGAAGGACGTATATAATTTCGTATCTGGTGTAGGCTCTGCCAACTCATTCGCGAACATAACCAACGCACAGAAGAGTCTAACGACAAATCTTGCGCCTTATGGCGATCGCAACTACATGCACGATCCGCAAAGTGTTGTCGATATGCTGGCTGATACCAAGGGTCTGTTCCAGGACTCTACCCAAATCGGTAAGCAGTACAAAGAAGGCTTGTTGGGTCGTATCTCAGGATTCGATCACTACGAGAACACTCTTGTACCGACACACACCACAGGAACTGCTGCTGCTACGACTGGGTATCTTGTAAATGGCGCAAGTCAAACGGGAGCAAGTCTAACGGTAGACACTGGATCGACGACGTTCCTCAAAGGCGATATCATTACGATCGCTGGTGTAAACCGAGTTCATCCAGAGACTAAGGCCGATACTAACGTTCTTCAAAACTTCGTCGTCACGGCAAACTCTGGCACTTCAGCCACCTCGTTAGCTATCAGCCCCTCTATTGTCGCGTCAGGCGGAACCCAGAACGTATCGGCTAGCCCTGCGGACAATGCGGCTGTAAGTAAGCTAGGCGGTGGGAATGGTGCTGACTGGACAGATACGTTGGCTTATCACAAGGACGCGTTCTGTTTTGCATCTGCTGACCTGACCCTGCCGGATGGGGTTGATTTTAAAGCTCGCGAAGTGATGGACGGGATAAGCATGAGAATAGTCCGAGACTATTCGATCAGTGCTGATACCTTCCCTTGTCGTATTGATATTCTTTACGGATACAAAACGATCAGGCCAGAACTCGCAACAAGAGTTGGTATTAACTAAATCCCTAGGGGCGCAAGCTCCGACTCCCTTGGGGGGCTTCGGCCCCCCTATCTTTTTTGGAAATACCATGGCAACCAGTCAAAACATAATTGATGCTGCTACCAGTTTGATTAGGGTGCGTACATCAGGCGTGACGTTTTCAACTGATGACTCTAACAAGAATACTGATGCGTTCACTTCGCTGAAGAATTTGATCAATGAATATGGTGAAGACGGGCTGTTGGCAATACCAGCGCCTAGTGCCCTGGGCGATACGCTTGATATTCCTGACGGGGCAGTAAGGGCGCTCGAATATAATCTGGCGATCGATATCAGTCCACAATTCGGCATCGATCCTGCGCCCATCGTGAATCAGGTCGCGGCAGAAACCAAAGACAGATTAGAAGCGGATATCACATTGGATATTAGCGTCGATATGAGCGACCTGCGTTTCACATACGGCAAATACAACATCACGGATGACGTTCTGTGAGAGCTGCGATACCGCTTGAGCCGAGCTACGGCAGCACCAGGTTAGATGCGAACCGACAGCAAACGCTCAATCTATTCCCGCATACGCTTCGAGGCTATCGGCAGATACCTGGCTATGTGGAGTTCGCAAGTTTTCAGGCCACGGGCGAGGCGATCACTGACAGCACCTCGTCACCTTTGACAGACAGCGCCTCTGAGGCGATTACCGCGAGTATTACGCCAGGCGGTGCAGACAGAGGCTTGATCGCTAATGGTCCTAATGGGCTGCTTTATCAAGTCACAGGCGATGCTCTCTATTCGATTGATTCGGGCGGAGCAGCTATCTTTCTGGGCGAGATCGTAAATAGCCCAACTCCCGTCGTGATGGCGACCGACCAGACTCAGCTAATCATTACCACAGGCGGCACACCAGACGCTTACGTGTATACCGTTGCAGCGGGATTGGTCGAGATTTCAGATACTGACTTGCTCCTGACCAGCTCAGTGGCGTTTTTAGATAGCAGGTTTATTTATCAACAGCCTGACGGTTATTTCGTAGTTTCTGCCCTGAACGACGGGACTAATATCGAGTCTCTTGATTTTGCGCAGGCAGAGGCGTTACCAGATGACCTTCTGCGCGTTTTTAGCCTCAATCAGCTACTTTACCTCTTTGGTGAAACAACCACTGAGATATGGTTCACGAGCGGCACAGGACGGCCACCACTTAGCCGTCAGGCGGTCATGCAGCATGGCATTTGCGGAACTCATGCCGTTGCCGCTATCGATGGGGTGATCTACTTCATCGACTCAAATCGTCGGCCAGGGATGATTCAGGGCGAGAACTTCCAGCCTCTGTTCGTGCCTGCGATCGGAGAGCAGTGGGCGAGCTATAACAGCAGTGATTTCGAGACGGTGCGCGTAACTGCTTACTCGCTCCATCAGGAACAGTTTGTTGATTTCATCTTTGCTGATCAGGGCGAAATCTGGACCTATCACGTAACCAGTCAGACCTGGTTTGAAAAAGACTTCATGACTACCAGCGTGGTTCACGATTTTGACTATGTGCTCGCGGCACACTCTGCTAACAAGAAAATCTACAAGCTCGATTTTTCCAACTTTCAGGCTGATGGCGAAAACATCACGAGGCGGAAAGATTTGCCGCTGATCACCTCAGAGGTGCTGGATGTCGGCGGGGCAGAGATGGTGATTGACCAGGTGAAGCTGCATTTGGATACGAGCGCAAGCTCTAGCGTGTCGTTGAAAGTGAGCAAAGACCTATCGAGTTTCACGACGATTAATACGCTGACGCTGAACGGCAATAAAACAATCGATATTAACGGAATCGGCCTGTGTCGAGAGATCATCGTGCGTGTTGAAACAAGTTCAAATGCTCAGGTCGATGTGCTGGACGCAGCCATCGATGCACAAATTTTAAGAGGTTAGAATGGGCCAGCTCACACAGACCACCACACAAGTTCAGACCATATTGAATGATGCTGACGCGTCGAATGTCGGCAATACCAGCATTAGTGATGCGAGTGATACAAAAGCCACGGCAGTCAAAAAGTCAGGTTTTTATTCGCTCGGCGCGAGCGCATCCAACGCACCTTCGTCTGATCGCTCTGTACTCATCTCTGCCGTTAGAAATACAGCGGCCAGTGGTGAGATACGCTACGGGCAGATCGTCCTTACAGAAAGCTCTGGGCTGTACTGGGCTGTCGATGACAATGGCACATGGAGCAGTTGGAGTGAGGCGATTGGCACAGCGACCACGCAGACCCTGACCAACAAAACGCTGACCAGCCCCGTCCTTACAACTCCCCAAATCAACGACAGCGCTGCTGATCATCAATATATCTTCGCTGTCGCTAACCTGGCGGCTGACCGCACTGTGTCTCTCCCGCTATTGGCAGGTAACGACACATTCGTCTTTGAAGCCTTCACGCAAACGCTGACCAACAAAACATTGACCAGTGCCGTACTCAATACGGGCGTTAGCGGTACAGCGATCAAGGACGAGGACAATATGGCGTCCGACTCTGCCAGTCATTTGGCAACCCAGCAATCGATCAAAGCCTATGTGGATGGGCAGGTCAGTGGGGTAACTGCAAGTAGCACCACGACGTTCACCAATAAAACCATTAACGCCTCGAACAACACCCTGTCGAACATACCAATGTCTGCAACCAGTTTTGCGGCAGGCACAGGGGTGACGCTATCGACAAATACGTTGAACGTAGATGCCGCACAGACGGGCATAAGCAGTTTGCTTGCGACTGACATCAAGATAGGTGAAGACGATCAGACAAAATTGGATTTTGCAACGGCAAATGAAATTCACTTCTATGCTGACAATACAAAGCGAGTCACGGTCGATGCGACAGGGCTAACAGTAAATTCAGGGTCTCTGGAAACAGCAACGATCGATTACACGGATGGTGATAACGCGCTAACGATT